CTTCGAATGAATTCATATATCTTTACCTTTTGATGTGTTTTCTGATCCACTTTATTCATAATATTGACCTTTTTCACTAACTGCTCAAAATAAAAATTGATTATATCACAGTCTATTCTTGATGTCAACTAAAATTTTCTCGTACCTCCGTATCGTTTCTTGTGAAAAACCCAACAGAACAGCAAGCTTTCTGACTCGCCGATATTCAATCTCAAATTCTTTGCGTTCGAATGCAGCTGATTTCGCAAATACAACACCGAGGAACGGGTTGATCAATTCCATCAGAGCAATGCTTTCCATTCTGACTTGACGTTCACGAATCATAGAAAAGATATCAGAACTTCTCTGTAGTTGTTCAAATGAAATTCCATATTTGTCTGCAAAATTCCGAATCGTACGGACATCATTCGTCAACCCAAGCTCTAGTTGTTCTAAATGAAATTGGTACTTTCTTGAACATGCGATATTGATCTCATTAGATGGATCAATAAATCCGATATTGATCTTTCGAAAATCTGTTGTCCTGATGATCTTTGGATGATATAGGAACAAAGAAGAAAGATAATGCCGATATTCTTCTGGAGACTTGAATTTCGAAGCGACTTTCTGAAAGGGATATGGGCGCCGTTTCTCAAAAATACTTTCGAAATACCTTACCGAATATTTATCAAAGATTTCTTCAAGAGTTTCGAATGTCTTTGATGAAAAGAATAATCGCTGTAATTCTAATTCAAGACTTGTGTAATTTGCAGGAATTCCCATGTCAAAACAGCGCCTCGATCTTGGAATCGTTTCTAACAAGATGGACCTTTATCGCCTCTTCTCGCAATTTATCAATAATCTGCGGCGACAGCAATTTCTTTATATCAGGCAATTGAATTTCGAAATATGCAACAGTTTGAAGAACTGCTTCGACATAGGAAAGATCTAGATTTTCAACAAGCAGCTCAATTGACCTAGATACTAATTTAGTAGACACCTGTGGCGGTGATTCTACATCTAGGGTTTCAACAACAGAATCCCCATAAGAAACAAATGAATTCAGTAAATCGTTGCATAACGGTTTTCCTGTTTCTTGAATATTGTCTAACATCTTCTACCTCGTGTGTTCAAATGATTCTAAGTAACAGGGTATCTTCGTTGATCCGTCCCTTTGCATCACGTTCGACTGTGGTTAGATCTTTCCACGCCTTTTCAACACTCAGAAATGACTTGCCCTTCAAGATGGGGATGAAATCCTGTGGTTTGCGAATCCCCCTCGTTTTTGAAGATACCTCATCGAAGCCCTGAAGAGTGGTTCCCTTGAACGAAAATCCATCTGGTGAAGATGAACGAAAGATCGTCGCGGTTCGATATTTCGTGTTGAATGTTACGAGCACTTTTGCACCAATGACTTTCTTCGGATCAATCGACGACACGTTGTATTCGGCGGACGCAGGAAGAAACTTGAGATGTTTGATTTGTGCATCCGCTGCCGGCGTTTTTGATTTGCGTGGGGTTTTCGGGTTCGAAATTTTCCGGGCTTTCTTGACAACCCGCGTCTTCTCGTGAGCCTCTGCTAAAGATTCAATATACATACCGATTCGTCGAACAGCAACGCCCAGAAGACGCTGTCCGAACTTTTCGTAACCTTCAGTCAAATCTGGATCAGTTTTTGCGTATGCTTCTTTATATTCGGTCAACCGTTTCTCGAAAAATGAAACAACCTCAAGATATTCTGAGCTTGTCATTTTTGCATCGAACACCAGAGTTTTGAATTCGTCAAGAGAATCTGTAACAGGAACACGGCGTTTGATGAACCAAGATTCTTCTTCTACATCAAATGCCTGTAGAAGAGAAACGATTTGTGGGCGCAAACCAACAGACTTGGTGGCTGCGACAGAGGGTTTGGTAACTTCGGGCTCTTCATGCGACACCAAAGTTTTGCCATGAGTAATCAACTCATGAGTATGATCAATAATCTTTGAAGTTTCAGATTCGGACGGAATCCACCCATCACCGATCATCTTGACCAAAGATACGATCGTCGATGAGAGCCGCCCCGGAGCTGCAGCTCGAATATATTTGATGTGTGCGGCATCGATTCCCGCGTTCTGCTTGATGTATTTCTCAAACAGCGGAAGATCCTTTTTTGCGTCAAAATAAAACGCGTGCCAATTCAAACCCTTGATCAGAGCAAGCTTGCGCGGTTTACCTTCAAGGATTTCCGTATATTTCTGACGATCACCGAGAATTTTCTGCTCTAGTGTTGCGCCACGAGGATTTGCCATCAGTATCTCCGATTGTTGTGATTTGCCTCGACTTCAAATATATTATAACACAAATCTGTGATGGTGTCAACCGATTTTTTCAAAAAACTCATCTTCCAGCATTTGGATTTTTGATAAAAGCGCCTGTAGACGATCGTCTCTGTCCTTGACGATCGATCGCAATCTGCTATAATTTTCCTCTAGATCCTGAATCATTCGGATGATCTCATTTAGTAATTCATTCATCTGAATCACTCTTTCTAGCGATGCACTTCGATTTTCAGAAATGATGTCTAGCACGTTATCCTTTGCAAGAACCAATCGCCGAAAATATTCGTCATAAAGCAAAGAATCCATCATTTCACTAAGCAAAAGATCTTGTTCTTTAGACATCTTCTTCTCTTTGTTCATCGAAGATTTTACTCAACATAGTCGCAAGACTAAGGCAAGAAATCAATAAAGCTGTATCAGTATGGTTCCATGCGTCATTCAAATTATCTTCGAATGAATCAATGATACCAAAGCAATCAAGAAAATTCGTCTTTGATGAATAAGAAAAATCAGGATAGCCAATCATCGCAGAAAACAAAAATTGACGAAGCATAAAAACTTCATTCTTGACTATAGTAAGCTTTGGTAAAGACTAGCTCTGAATGTCTTTAGAGACACGTTCTCTATTGTCATAAAATGAAATAACAAGATCTACGACCATCTGTTCCAGGTTATGCGAATAGTTATTGAGGGAATTGATAAAATCAGGCGTCATTCTTTTTGCTCCAATAATTTTTGATAACATTCAATGCTAGCGTTTCCCAATCTGAAAGTGATTCAACAAACACCAGCGGTTTAGGATAATCATCAACCGACATAATGATGATCAACTTCTTGATGCGAACGGGTATATTCTGAGCAGATAACATTTCATTCATCATCAATCCATAGATTGCCGTCTGAATGAAATAATCATAGCAATCATCCGGGGTCTTCATTCTTCGAGACGTCTTGAAATCTACAATCGAAAGTTTATAGTCAGAAAAGCCAACGCAGTCAACTCGACCCCCAACACAAAGTTCATGAGAAATTAGGTTTTTCTCAAAGAAGCAAATCGCATTTAGCGTTTCTTCGATACCCTTCTTCATTGAAGAAAAAGCGCCTTTCACATGAGGCATGATCTCAGCTGGAAGAGATTCACCCATGAAATGACGCTCAATAAGATCATGGACCTTTGTTCCTCGGTTCTTTCCTCTTGTAGAAATCTTATCCGCTTCTTCATCGCCGACTCTTTTTCTCCATTCTGATAGGATCTTTTTAGTCTCTTCTGATTGACTTGCCGCAAGAATCGTTGTAACAGATGGATATTTTAGAGTAGGTTTATCGTTCTCAAGATAGACCCGAATTGGTCCGGAATTATCTTGAGTTATTTCTGGGAATTTTAGTCCAAGATCAATGAACTTCATAGGATTATAGAAATGGATGACGAATAGGATCCGGATTAGGATGTAAAATAGAAAAAATCTCAGGATCTATCTTTGGGGGAATTCCGGGCTCGTAGCATACCCCGCTTCTAATTCAGAGATTTTCCGCCGAAGATCGTTGATGGTGTTTGTTAGATCCTGCGCTTGTTTCTGGAGTTCGTCTTTCGTTGGTGGTGCAACAAATTCAACATCAACAGCGGTGACTATTCGCTCAAAGACATAAAATTTCTCCCCATCACTTGTTGCATACTTTTCATAGTAACGATTCAGAAAATCACAACGGTCTTTTGCGTGATGGGCAAATCGAAATCGACGAGCACGTGCAGGATCTAATGTATATGATCGCATAGACTTATATACTAATTCATCGTCAGAGTTATACTTAGCAACTACATATTCTGAATATCTAATTCCCATTATCTTATCCTCAATAAAAATCATTGATCTTCAACTTCTTTTTCTTCGATGAAACCCCGATTTCGCTAACTCCAACATCATTCATATTTTGTTTAGATGCATTCTTTCTTCGTTGCATGATTCGATCAATTCGATCGGATTCACGGGAAGTCATCTTAGAGTGCTTCTTATTCGTAGACATTCTGTTTCTTCCTATACTGCATCAATTGTATTGCGAGGATAATTCTTTTTGATCGTCTTCAGAATATCTTTGAAGCCGTCTGGAACTCGGTGATTCGTATGATGTCCAGATACAATCTTCGATACTCCGATAACTTGTTCACATTCGCCAATTGCCTGACAATGTGGGCATTCCGCGGTGTCTCCTTTAGCGTCGGACATTTTTGCGAAAAGATCAAAATCATTTCCACATTGATTGCAGTGGAAGGTGTACGTAGGCATTTCTGCTAATTCTCCTTAGAAGGTAGTTGAATAAAAAATGGAATGGGACGGTTTTTCCATGAGATCCGTGAAAGAGTCTCAACTTTGAATTGATAGTACGCTTGATAAGATTCGACAGCATCTTCTGATCTGAATTGATCTGGCATCGCAAGAGCAAATGGAGTCAATTCATCTGAAATAGGGATTGCTTGCGGCGGAAAAGAAAGGCGATTAGATAAAATATCATCAGTCTTGTGGATTTTCCCGTACCGATATGTGTATTCATTACAAAGAGAAAGAAAGAGATCGAATGCCCAGTAATAATTAGCAGAATTTTCACGAACCCACTTCGCGCAGGGATGATTGAAGTGGGTCTTTTTATATAGGATATCCTGATCTGCTGGAATATCATCTAGCATTCGATGAGCGGTGGAAAGCAATTGTGCCGTTTCAAGAATCATCTTATTGACATGAACGTCAAGATGATAACGTGCGGCGACAGTAGGTTTTTCGTCAAGCACAAATATGTTCATAATGTAATTATATCACAAGCGGATCAGAATGTCAACCACCAATTTTCGTCAGACAAAATCTGGTACCCAGGGGGCAAGAAATTCCTTGATCAGCGCCTTTGTCAACCGCCTGTATTTTTCATGAATCGTTTTGTCTTTCATTCGAATCAACACATCGGCATCTTCTGGATCAACAGATTCCAGAAGTTCAATGAATGCGCGTTCTTGCTTCAAAATCGGTTCTTTTGATCCTAGAGTGAATTTGAAAAAGTTGAAGATTACCTTTTCTTGAAAGTTCAATGACGCGGGCGGTTTGTCTGCGGTCGCAACAAAAGGTTCAAATGGAGGAGCTCCTTCTGGAAGATATGAAGAAATCCGATCATCATATGCCCCTTGTAGAATGAATCGAAGCGCCATATTGTCAGAGTGTTTTCGCAATTCTTCGAGTTGACCTGCTCGACTCTTGATTGAATTGGTTGTTTTTAGAATTTCAAAAATCTCCATTAGTCATTCTTCTCCGCTGCAATTCGTTGAGCAACAATCGCCGCAAGAGCAGCTCCCTGCATTGTATACACCGTAGACCAATAAAGCGTCATTGCCCATAGCGCCGCATATCCGAACATAATATTCACCTGTTTTAGTTGAAAAAATCTTGTAAGTCTGAGATCAAATTTTTGCACTTGTTTTCAATCAAATAGTCAAGCATTACATCTGCGCCTTTTTCCGAATGCTCTTGCGAATGATATTCATTCAAAATATTTGCTTGGATTTCATCTGGAATAAACCCGAGGTCAATCATCATTCGATTTCGGCACCAGCCCGAAACAACATCAAATCCAGAAGGAACAGAAACGGAAGAATCAAATAATCCATCTGTATATTCGATTTGACGTTTTGCCCATGGGGTGATTGTATTTAGGCGGTTTGCATTGATGATCTTTTGGCGTTTTCCATCAACCATGAATGTATCATCATCTGACAAAATATTAGGAACACCATCGCCTGCATCGCCATGAATGATTTTTTCCATCAATGAAATTCGCGGATCAGGATCGATGAAGAACTTCTTTTTTCGTGGGTAGAATTGTTCTACTCCATCAAATCGCTGCAGCTGATGAAAATCTTTATCCTCAGAAACAATGATTGTTTTATTCGAATGAAATTCAGAAGAATCAGCTGGAGAATCAAACAGCGAATGCGATCTCACATCTTGCGACAACGCCGCATTCTCTGAATATGTCTTTGAATGATAGTCGCTCAATACAGCAATGATATCATCTGCCTCTGTGGTCGGAACTTTCATTGTCTTGAATGGCGTAAATTGGTTGATCTCGCTCAACAATTGATTCATCATATCAAATACTGAATTCCATTCAATCGGTGATACGTCACGATTCTTCTTTCGATTGCCCTTATAGTGCTGATAATAATCCTTTCGCCATGATCGCGCAGAATCAGCCGCAATGATCATTTCTGCGCCTGCTTTATTTTTGAATTGCTTCTTATAGGTTCGTAGTGTATTCAACACAGCATGACGAACCAAATTGATGTCAGGCGCTTCTTTGTTCTTTGTTTCAAACATATCCATCAGACGAGACGAATACAGCACCGATATGAATGTGCCGGAATAATCAACTATGATCATTTTTGAATCCTCAATTTATTTTCAGAGTCCATTATAACAGGAAAACTATCGTCTGTCAACAAAAATTTTGAATGCCCCAAAGTAGTTGATTTTCAAAATAAATTTGATTCTACACAAATAAACACACATAAACTGCACCACAGATGCGGATTATATCATTCCAGGTCGTTTTCACGATTTTGTGCCTTCTAACCATTTGATTTCAAACAGGTAAAAATAGGCAAAACCTAAGTTTTTGGGTTGCTGACGGTCAAACGCGGACTGATCAAATTTTGACCGCTAGAGTCTTTCGAAAATATTTTGAGATTGGCTATTGACATCAGAGAAAAACTGTGATATAATCCAAATCACACACGGCGGAAATAGATAGTAGTAGTGGTTTCTGAGTTATTGGGTAGCTAGGTTGTTTGAGTATTCTGATTGCTGTTGGATTCCATATTTGAGAATAAAAAACGAATCAATGATATCTGACGATGGATTCCATTGCTTATCTGTTTGAGAAAGATACGATCTAAGATCAATTTTTGTTTCCGCAACAAAAGATTCTTCCATTCTCTCCTTATTTGCTGTTCCTTTTCCTGTTGCAAATTTCTTTACTGAAGTTGGCGCAACGGTCTCAAGTGTAATTCCCATTCGCATGACCTTGTGTTTGAGAATCCCGGTATTCTCTGCAATGTCAAATACACGAGATCCTGAACTACCAAAGCTATATCCCTCCAAGAATACTTTTTCGATTTTATTTGCCTCAAGTATTCTAACCGCCCAGTCACTGATCCAATCGAATCTTTGGGTGTTTGACTTGAATTCTTTTTTCTTTATGATCGGGTGTAATACAAAAGAATTGAATTTCGTTTTCTCCGGTATCTTTTTTTCGCTGTCAACCATGAAGAAAAAACGAAATTGATTTGCTGCTTCAATTGCAATCGCGGGAGAAGACATACTATAGTCTATCCCCGCGATTTTTATATCATTCAAAATACCGATCCATGAATTTATAGTTCTTTTCGATGTATTCAATTGTTTCTGGAGTCATTGTCTGATTTGTATCGGTGACTGAGAGTTTCATTGTTCCAAGATTGATCTTTGCGATACCGAAGAATGCAATCCGCGGATCATACATTGCGTCAGAATAAAGATCTCGTGGGATCCCAACCGCGGAATGAAGTTCCCGAACGGCAAAGTTATGAAGTAACTCAGACGGAAAAACAAAAACATCTTTCTTATAGACTATAAAGCGAACGCTGACGCCAAATTTCTTTAGTTCTTTGATTTCACTCTTATCTGGATTTTTGAAAATGGGGAAGAACGTTTCTTCTTTTGACTTGTTCTTTACTGTTGAAGCAACAGAAGAAACATATTCTTCATTACGCAGATTTAGACGGGAAAGAATTCGATTATAGATAGAAGTGATGTTCATATTAGATAATCTTATTGCCTTTGATTATAAGTAATAAAGAATTGAATTAGAAGGTGCTTCGATATAATTTCTA